CTACCACTGGCAGACCGCAGGGAATACATCGTTCAATATCTTGAGGGTGATCCTGATGAATGTAAAACATGCCATGATGCCAGTCCAGAGCGATATCCCGTTTCTACCTAAAGGGTTGGTGACTGCTTTTTCATGTAGTCGCGGAACAGAAAACGCTTCTACAACGATGGTTGTTCGCAAGTTTAAATCTAGTTGCGGCAACGTTTTAGAGGTTCATGTTACGCAAAAGAATGGTTTCATTCGCTCTATCAAGCCGGTTTATTCTTGTCAACCGAATTGTCAACAATGTGAAGACAGGATTGCGAAGATTAGAGAACTTTTACTTGCTGAACACAAAAAATATTAGTATCGTTGTTCCTTGCAGGACTAGAATTCCTACAGGGGAGAGTGCAAAAGATGGCAAAGTTGAACAAGAATCAGAAAGCGTTGTTGGCGAGAATCAAAGAAGCATCGGAAGCGCAAGAGGAACCCCGGTACCTGATGTTGGAAGAATCCGATGCTGATTTGATTGCACTGAAGGAAAATGACCCAGATCATATCGAGTTTGCCGAAGAACTACGGCAAGGTACGATGATCGCTGTTCATTTCAACGACAACCCGGCACCAAAACCCAATGGAGCGGCAGCGATGCTTGAGAGAGAAACAATTCTTGCAAATCATCCGTTGTTTAACGATTTCCCGATGCAAACTAAGCGGGGAGTCAAGGGCGAACAGTACCCATTCAAATTCATGGAAGTTGGGCAAAGTTTCGTGATTCCCGCTTCCAAAGAGAAGGCTGAACCGTGGGTGTCGTTTGGTAGCACCGTTACCAGTGCAACTCGCCGGTACAAGGACGAAGGCAAGGTGTTTCGTCTTCGCCGGGTTACTGCTGGCGACACGTACCCCAACGGTGCGGTGGAAACAACCACTGGTGCGCGAGTCTATCGTGTTCAGTAGTAGAGTAAACGGCAACTGGGAAACCCCTTTGGTGTGAAATTTTGCCAAAGGGGTATTTTTTGCCCGGTCTGCCGGTGATTTGACAGACCGGGGTTGATGTGGTCTATAGTGCTTGCCATAGCTTGACTACAGCTACGGCAAGGTTCACAATAGATCGCAGGATGCTTAGGAGAACGGCCATTCTCCGAAGCATCACCGGGGTTTCCGGTGGCCTATCCATCGGGGTACCTCCAGTTATGAAAGCCTCCGTCCACCGGGGGCTTTCGTATTTAGCGGCACATCTGCCGCCGCTGCAATTATTGCAGTTCGCTCAAACAAATTCCCTTTGAAATTGAATTAAGGTACCCTATCCGGCATGGCGGACGTGTCCCTACACGATTACAAAATGATGTTTGCAAAACTGTTGCAACGCATCGACAAACCGCTACGTTTGCAATACGCGCATCAGATCGCCAAGCAAGTTGTTGGAAGAGAAAACGCACTTAAATACAGTCAGTACGTACTACAAATCGGGGATGAATGGCCGCATGATCCTGAAGTCATCGAAGAGGTTGACAGGTTAGACGCTATCCCCAAAACACGCGAACGTTTGTTGCTGGAAACGTGGTCAGATGCTACCAATCCGAACATTGAACCAAAGGACCGGATACAAGCCAAGCGTCTGTACGCCGAACTGATGCGGTGGACGAAGGGCGATGAACCATCGTCACCAAACAAGAACCTAGACACTTTTCAACAAATGGTTGATGCGTTGAAGCATCCTGTTGAGACTTGAACTTCAAACCGTTTTCAAAGAAGTCAACAGACTTCATATTGCGTAACCCGGCAGAGGATGCATTCATAAACATCCTTGAGGGACCGATACGTTCAAGCAAGACATGGACGATGATTCCAAAGATAGCCGGGGAGTTGAATCGTTATCCGGTAGCAGGAGAGCGCATCTTTTTTGGCGTTACAAAAGAGACGATTTGGAATAATGTGCTGAACGATTTGTGTGAGTTTGTTGGAGCAGGACATTACAGCTACAACAGACAAACTGGTGCTTTCTTTCTTGATGGTGTTAAGTGGCGTGTCGTTGGCGCGAAGGATGAAGGATCAGAGAAATTCATTCGGGGTGCGACGGTGGGGTTAGCTTACGGTGACGAGTTGGTACTAACCCCACAGTCGTTTTTTACTATGATGTTGGGGCGCATGTCACCAGAGGGCGCTAGGCTGTACGGTACGACCAACCCGGATAATCCCTTCCACTGGTTATATGTCGATTACATAACGGATGTGGACAAGCTTCAATCTGGATTGGTGAGGGTTATTAAATTCAACATTCATGACAACACAAGTCTTAGTGCAGATACGATCAAGCGTTATGAATCGATGTACCGGGGCGTGTTTCACAAGCGCATGATTCTTGGCGAATGGGTTGTTGCTGAAGGCGCGATATACCGCGATTCCTATTCACCAGAATTAAATGATTATGATGATGCTTCGCGTCCTATCAGTCTTGGCAATAGCGGTGGTTTTGTAGAGCAGTGCATTCCGCTTGATTACGGCACAACAAATCCAATGGTGTTTCTCCATATCATTGACGACGGTCAAATCTATTGGGTAGATCGAGAGTATTACTGGGACTCGAAAGTTGAAGCGGCACAAAAGACTGATGGACAATACGCTTCGGACTTGATAGAGTTCCGCGACAAGGTAGCTCCGCAGGGGGCAATGGTTGTCGTTGATCCATCGGCGGCATCATTCAAGGCGGAAATGGCGTTGCGCGGCATCTGGCACACGGATGCTGATAACAACGTTGAAGATGGTATCCGTAAGACAAGTAGTCTGCTGGCACAGCGCAAAATCAAAATACATAGACGCTGCCGGATGCTTAGGTTGGAATTGCAGACTTACGCGTGGGACACTAAGCAGGAGAAAAAGGGCGAAGACGTTCCTTTGAAAGTTCACGATCACGCGCCCGATGCTCTTAGATACTTCGTCAACACGAAGGTTCCAAATTGGCGCATAACACTGCCAATGGAAAGTAATTAAATGCCGAAGGGTCCACGGTACCGCACCTTTGCCGACAATGCGCTACGCAAGCCGGTGGTGTCCATTGATGAGGGTAAGGACTCTGTAGGCAAAGATGCATTTACGAACCCTGCCGCACGGATGGGATACGAAACACCGTCTGTTGCCGAAGCTACAGAGTATACATTAGTCCGGTGGTCACTCAACTATTGGTTGATGGTGACGTTGTTTCGCAATCACTGGATAGCGCGTAAAGGGGTGGAGATACCCGCTGCTGATGCTTGTAAGGCATGGCCGCGCCTGAAGTGTAGCTTGACCCCGCAAGAGATTCGTAACTTTGAGAACACCCTGAACAAAACCTTAACTAAAATCAAAATCAAGAGAGCGGTAACATGGGCGCGGCTGTACGGTGGTGCCGGTGCTCTGATCGTGATTGATGGGCATGAAAACCGTTTGGATGAACCGCTTGAACTTGATGATGTGAACCCCGGCACTTACAAAGGCTTAATCATCTTTGACCGCTGGAGTGGTATCACGCCGCGTGATCAGATTGCAAAAGATATCAACGACCCGTTGACGTTTGGATTGCCAGAGTATTACACCGTGTTTGGCAACGGGTATGAGGCACTGTTTGATGTTCATGCTAGTCGTATTCTTCGTTTCTGTGGTCCCGAAGTGCCTACACCGGAATACGAAGCTAGTTCGTATTGGGGCATTTCTGTTCTGGAATTGGCTTTTGAAGAGTTGCGGAAAAGAGACAACGCAAGTTGGAGCATTCTTCAATTGATGTTCAGAGCGCAGATACTTACTCAAGTCAACCCGGAGTTAGCGCAGATCGTAAGCGGGTTGGGCGCGAGTCAACAGGCAGCGCAAAAATACTATCAAATCATGGAAGCGCAGAATCAGTTGTTGAATATCAATTCGATGCTGATTCTTCCGAAGGATGGGAAACTTGAAACCCACCAATACGCCTTTGGGGGTATATCCGAAGTTCTTGACAGGTTTGAAGTGTCTGTCTCTGGTAGCTTTGGAATTCCTTATTCAAAGATGTTTGGACGCAATGTGTCTGCTTTGGGGCAGACGAACGAAGCTGATGAACGTAACTACGAGGAAACAATTGCACAGTACCAAAACGATCAGATGAAACCGCAGTTGGATGTGCTCTATCCGCTTATTTGCATGTCTGAATTCGGCAAGGTGCCGGATGATCTTGATTACGTCTTTCCAAGCATTCGCGTTTTGGGCGAGAAAGAGAAAGCTGAACTTGCGGAAACAGGGACGGAAGCGATTGTCAAACCGTTCACTGCCGGGTTGGTGTCGCAACGAACAGCAGTCATGGAATTGAAGGCACTGTCTGACAAGACGGAAATTTACACCAACATCAGTGAGGATGATGTTGATGCTGCTAATCCTGAAATCGGTATCCCGCTTGAGGTTGAAACGATGGCTGCACGTTCCGGTAAGGTTCTTGATCCTGATACCGGTGAATGGCAGGATTTGGAAATAGGCGAGGGAGTCGAAGGAAAAGCTGAAGGAATTAAAGACCCCGGAGCTAGGGAACGTGGAAACGGATGACAATGATGAGTCAAACAGTAGTTGTAAATAGCGGATTAAAACCGGGATTGGATAGGTGTAGGTTTTGCGATGGCTTGCATTTCGGCAGCGGATTGGCGTGTCCGTACATCTGTGACAAATGCTTCAAAGATATTAGACAAGAATCAGATGACCATTGTGAATGTGGTAAGGCATCTTGACACCCTTTGAACGTCCATTGCGCTTGGAAGTGGCGTATGAGAACGCCATCACCAGATTGCTTCAACATTTTTTTAAGATACCAACCTTTGAAACGTGGAACGAAGCACAGCAGTTGGTGCATGAATACGCTACGACAGTCAAATACTTGTTTGGGTTCGCTCAGAAGCTAGCTTCAAACATGATTACCCATGTAGGTATTCAGAACGCTAATTCATGGCGGGAAGCTGCCCACACTGCCGGTAGAGGGAGTTTGATTTACAACTTGCTCCGCACGGAAATGAATCAACCGAAGATGCGGGACAGGTTGTATTTCTTAATTCAATCGAACGCGCAGTTCATTTCGACTATCCCGCAAGAGGTTGCCGCACGAACTGTACATCATGTGCAACAGGAACAGATGGCGGGGCGAAGGTCGGAAGATATCTTGCACGATCTTGCGCCGTACATGCGCGAGTTGAAAAAGTGGCAGATTCGCCGGATAGCGAGAACAGAAGTTGCAAAAGCTGACACTGCAATCACGCGTACCAGAGCAGAGGAATTAAATCTTAATTGGTACAAGTGGTCAACATCACACGATGCGCGAGTCAGAAAGTCGCATCGTCATATGAGCGAAGTATTGGTGAATTGGAATGATGCGCCCTCTCCAGAACTATTGGTCCATGAGAAGAACGCAGGTAGCTATCACGCCGGAAATATCTATAACTGCCGGTGTATCGCTCTGCCTGTGGTTGCTGTTGATGATGTCGATTGGCCTAGTAAAGTCTTTACGAACGGTAGGATTCTTCGGCTTTCAAAGACGCAATTCATGAGGTTGTGAAAATGGCGGCACCTATTCTGAAGTTTTTCGAGTATTCGCACCTATCGACTGAGTTGCAACCGGTGAGCAGACTCATGCATGACTTGGCGCATCGGTTTGATGCAAACATTCCTGATGGTCCCGAAAAGTCTGCTGGTTTGCGGAAGCTGCTAGAAGCAAAGGATTGTTTCGTTCGCGCAAGTCTTGTAGGCAAGGTGGAGGATAGTTAAAATGCCAATTGCATATTACGGTGTGAGCCTATCCCCGAATTGGGTTGAAACGCCTGAAGAGTACGTGATCTTTAAGAATGCGGTGATCGGGCGCACCGGGTTCCAAGCTTACAAGGGGCGGGAACTGGACCCGGATGAACTGAAGGCTCAAGACATTGTTGTTGATGACGAAGATGATGTTAATTTGTACCGTGATCCTGATGAAGTCTTCTCTCCGAAGACGATTGCAAGCTTTGAAGGTAAGTCCGTCACGGACGGGCATCCAAGTGAATTACTGAATGTCGATACCGTCAAGAACCATGAACAGGGACAGGTATTGAATGTTCGCCGGGGTACGGAACCGCTTGAATCGGGTGACTTACCGCTGCTTGCTGACTTAATCGTGAAGTCAAAACCTTTGATCGACAAAATAAAAGCTGGACTCCGCGAATTAAGTTGTGGCTACAATTATCACGTCCTCAAAGATGGGGAATTGATTAGACAAGTCGATATCATCGGCAATCATGTAGCGATAGTAGAAAGCGGTAGAGCGGGGCACGAAGCAGCAATTGGAGATTCAAAGGAACCAGCACTTACAGAAAGGGTCACAATGAGCGTTCTCGCCGTCTTCGATAGAATGATTACCCGCAGTCGCAAAGCACAAATTGCAGCATGGGCAAAGGACGCCAAGCCTGATGAGGTTGCGGAAATGTTGGACACTATGTCAACTGAGTTGGAGAAGAAAACTCCAACGATGGTTGATGAAGTGAAGGCAGCGGCGAAGGACGAAGAGAAACCACCGGAGAAGAAAGAGGAACCGGAAAGCAAAGATGCCTCCGATGCTCGCAAGCGTTTCCACGATGCATTAGACCGGATGTTAGATGGTGCAGAAGAGGCGGCAGCATCGAAGGATGCCGACGCTGAAGAGTTGAGTAACTTAGTTAAAAAGTGGGGCAAGTCCGGTTCCGATGCTGAAGATGAAGAGGAAGAGAAAAAAGAGGGCGAGGGCGAAGACGAAGGCAACGACGAAGGCAGCGATACTGCCGGTGCTTTGACCATCGAACCTTCTGATCGTCCCGAAAAACCCGGTGCCGGTGTTGATGCAGCAGATGCGCGTGAGATTCGCAAGCAAGCGGTGCGGAATTTTGTCAGGCTTTTGAAGCCTATTATCGCTGATTCTCGCGACAAGAAACTCATTGCTGTATTCGACACTGCTAGCAAGATGGCACTTGGCAAATCAACCGGCAAAACCAGCGGTGGGTACGGCAGCGTTGCCGTTGCTGCAAATAAGCGCAGTCGGGCAGCGCAGGATTCGTTAGAAGCGTCTGAAGTGAACAAACAGAATTTGAAGCGCATTGCCGACGCTGAGAAGCAGTACAAGGACCGTTTCAACAAACGTGCCAAGGTTGACACGGAACTGTAATTGACATTCGGGTTACGGGGGTTCGTCCCTCTCAATTTAGAAGTGAAAGGATTCCCTGATGGCGTCTCCTATTACAAGCTTCGGTGGTGTGATTCCTGTAACCAGTCTCAATCTTGGCTATCCCGGTAATGCTTCGCGTCTAGGTGAGCGGGTTATTGCTGCACGACAAGTGTTACCAGCAACACCAAACCCGATTAAGTTCGGTGATCCGGTTGTGATTGTTGCCGATTCATTGGGTGGAACATATCAATCTGTTGCTGACTTCATTGCAACTCCCGGTACTTTTACGGCTGTTCGATTCGCCGGGGTTGCAGTACGGAACGTGAAAACCATGTTGCAGTTTGTTGCATGGGGCAATGTTCAGTCGGCACAGTTCGGAAATTTTACGCCGGGAGCAATGGCTGAAGTTTTGGAACGTGGTTCGATCACAGTGAAAATCAACAATGGTCAACCGGTATCTCAAAACCCGGTGTACATCAGGACCGTTTTTAACGGGGCGATTCCTGCCGGTGTAGTGGGTGGGTTTGAAGCGGTTGCTGATGGTACTAACTCCGTTGTTATTCCAAATGTCGTGTTTCGTACCGGTGTTCTTGATTCAAACGGTGTCGCGGAAGTCACGTTAATGCAGCGTGTAGCCGCGTAACTTGCAAGCAACCATCGAAAGCTACATTACTCTTTGAAAGGTGGATCATTAAGGCTATGTTCAAAAAGAGTGGCACCAACGGACCATATGCTTTCGATGCCGCAACATCTTCATCTTTGGCGTTTTTAAGTGCTCAACTTGAACTTGTTACGCCAACGCTTGTCAAACCGTTGTCAAGCATGACGCATCCCCGCGATATCTCAGTTAAATTTGGCGGGGGTATGCCTGATTACTTGACTGCCTATGCATCTGACTATGCGTCCACCGGCACGAATCAGTACGGGTTACAAGGTACCAACAATACAGACGTGCCAATGATCCAAGTGAACGTGGTCAAGGGTGTTTGGCATACGTGGCTGTGGCAAGTTGGATTCCTGATTACAGTCATTGATTTGAAGAAACTCGAAACAGCGGCACGAAGCGGTCAACCCGCTCCATTTAGCTTGCAGACTCTACTTGAGGACGGTGTGACGCTGGTTTGGAATAAAGCAATGGAAGTGGTCACATACAACGGTTGGATGGGTGATCCGGGGTTGTTGAACAATCCAGTTGTGACTAACTCTCTTGCGCCGATGAATGCTGCCGCCACTTCGCGCAATTGGTCCCGTAAGGCACCATCTGAAATTCAATCTGATGTGAATTTCGCTTTGACTCAAGCAGTCGGACAAGCCGTGTACGCTGCTGATGCTTTCCCCGATACATGCTTGATTGATTATGGCGCGTTCAATAGTCTCTTCTCTCCAATGGTGTTGGGCGGGGTTGGCGGATTTGAGAGTGTTGGGCGCTACATCGAAGCGAACAACATTGCCAGAGCGAACGGTGTTGACTTCAAGTTCAAGCCGGTTGCTAATCCGTGGATCAGCACCATCGGCACTGGTGGTGTGGGCAGAGCATGTTTCTATCGCAATGATGAGAACAACGTCTTGCTTCATGCTCCGCAACCACCGCAAAAGGTATTTACCGTTCCAAGCGTGAAAGATGGCGGTTCCTACGAAACGTTGTTCAATGGCTGCATCGGACAACCGCAATTCAAAAGGAATCAGTCTTTCTACTACCTTGACGGTATCTCGTAGTTCCATCGTCCAATCACTTGTCGTACTTTATGAGGGACCAATTAAAAAACGGTCCCTCAAAATGTTAGGAGTTCTTTATGTGGATCATCGCTCACAGACGTTTTCTGTTTATCAATCCGGTCACTCAGGAACAATTTGCTGTAGCGGCAACAGCGCATCAGGAAGAGGTACCAGACTGGATTAAAGATGACGGGTTGTTCGATTTGGCGCGGAAAGAGGAATCGATTGTGGTGACGGAAGCACCACCCGTCAAGGAAGAGGGCGAAACACCCGTTGATCCAAGAGTGAGACACGTCAAGTCGGGTACAGGTCTACCAGCGGCAGCACCGGCAGCATGGAAAAAATAGATGGCGTATCCCGATTACGAGCAGAGTCTACAAAACCTCTGGGGGTGGGATGACGAAACTGACTTTGCGTTCTGGTGGCCCTATTTAAGTTCCGCGTCCAACATTCTCATTGGTACCAATCCCCCCTACTCCGCAACCGATTTCTTCGCATGGTTCCCGCAGTTCGGGGGAACCCCCGCTGTGCCCCTAGGAACGCTCACCAGCGGTTCCGCCAGTGTCACATCCGTTTCGAGCATGACGGGGCTTGCAGCGGGTCAAGCTGTGGCCGGAACGGGCATTCCTAGCGGAACGACCATTGCCAGTGTGAACGTTGCCGGGACAAGTTTGGTTTTATCCAATCCGGCTACCTACACCGGGGTTGCTCCGCTCACCGTCTACGTTGCTCCGCTGGTGCCGTTGCCGGTCCTGAATTCTTATATCTATCTTGCTACGAATTCAATCTTGCAGGTTCGGTATTGCGAGATGTGGTCCTTTGTCATGGCGCTCTACATCGCGCATTACCTAACGCTGTACTTGCGGTTGGTAGCTGGTGGTGTGGGGTCCACACCGGGGCAGGTAGCGGCGGCAGGGTTGGCAATGGGGATTCAGATTGCCAAATCAGTCGGGGATGTATCGGTAGGTTCACAACCACTCAAGAGTTTCGAGGATTGGGGCAGCTACGCTCTAACGTCTTACGGACAACAGTTAATTACGTTTGGCAAAGCGGTTGGATCAGGCGGGGTGCTCTGCATATGAATCCAACGCTGTCAGTTTCAAGTACCGGTGATCTTTCGTTCATGCGGGAAGCGGTCAAAGGACTCGCTGAAGGCAAGGTGTATGTCGGGGTTCCTGAAAAGGAAACGAACCGTCCGCCAACAAAGTATGCACCGGTCACAAACGCCGGTTTAATGTACATCCACACCAACGGTAGTGTGAAGTGGAATTTTCCGCCGCGCCCGGTGATTGAACCGTCCATAGAAGCACATCAGGAAAAGATACAGCAGTACTTGAACAGTGCGGCATCGTTGGCACTGGACGGCAAAACGGTTGCTGCTAATTCTCAATTAAGATTGTGCGGACAGTATGCGGCGAATCGGGCAAAAGAATGGTTCTTTGACCGGCGAAACGGTTGGGCGCAAGACGCGCCTTCGACTATTGCTAGGAAAATCGCCAAGCTGCAAAAGTTCCGCAAGAACAAGAAAGGTGTAAGGGTTAGTGCAGGACCGGCAGCGAACAGAGAATTCATAGCCGCTCAAGCTGTGTTGCAAAGCGTGAATAAGTTTCGTCCTAAGTACGGTCTGACACCGCTAGACACAATTAATACTCCGCTTATCGATACCGGTGAGTTGCGCCGGTCGATTACTTACGTGATCGAGGAAATTCAGCCTATTAAAACGCCTCAGCAACCACCTATCACAACAGTTGGCGTGCCTATTCCACCAGCTACTAGTGGTGGAATGTTTGGTGGCGTTAATGTTGTGCCGAAGGTGCCGTAGTGCCATTCTCAATTGCAGAAATCGTTGATGATCCTGATTTCGCCCAATCGTTCACGATCACGCGAAGTCAAGGCGGGAATTGGGTATTGGGTGCATGGGTTGATTCAATTGTGACTGTAGGCATGTGGGGTTCACTTCAACCACCTACACCAGAAGAATTGGATCAGGTTCCCGAAGGTGACAGAGTAACGGCTATCATTGCTATTCACTGCACACAACAGATTTACGAAACGAACGTTGATCACAGTCACGGCATCAGTGACATAGTGTTGTGGCACGGCGAAAAGTACCGGGTGATAAAAGTGTTTCCGTGGAATGACTACGGCTATTGGAAAGCGTTGGCTTGCCGGATGAGTGGACAATGAGCAGTGTCACGTTTCCAAACGGCGATATTTACACCAGTTCGGCATTATCGCCGGGTCAGATGGATACTACGTTTCAGGCACTAACAACGTTGATGCTTGGACTTGCTAGCACTGATCCACTAGCGAATACCAAAGTAAGATTGTCGTGGCAAACAAGCGGAGCACCAGCGTACACGATTGATGACGATGTGTTGTTCATTCGTTGCCGGGAAGAAAGCACACCTTACAGTGAAGTGCGCGATGAAGTACGAACTGACAACGGTGACGGTAGTCACAACCGAACTAGAACTTACTCGCGCATGTGGAACGTGTTCTTTCGCGCAAGGGGTCCGAATTCCTTTGACACGATTCGACTGATTAAGTCAATGTTATTGGAAGATTGGACGCATGATAGCTTGGCACAGTCTAAGTTGTACATGATTACAGTTATGGGAACACCGGTAAGAGCGCCGGAACTGTATGAGGGTCGTTGGTGGGAACAAGTCGATTTCAATGCTGACTTTTTAGAGCAAATTGATGAAACGCTCACCGCAGGAAACGTAGCCTCTGTTGAAGTCATCGGGCAGACGGATACAGGCGAATCATTCGACGTAAAAGTGACCGGGAGTTAAGACTATGACTCTTGCTTTAGATAGCATCGTACAGGTAACAGTTCAAGTCTCACCGGCAGCGGTTCAAGGACCGCAATTCAATCAAGCTTTGATTGTTGGCAGCAGTAGTGTTATCCCAACTACTGAACGTTGCCGTTTGTATTCCGGTGGTTTGTCGGCATTGGCGCAGATGGTCACGGACGGTTTCTTAATTAGTTCTCCTGATTATCTGGCAGCGCAAGCTTATTTTAGTCAGATACCGACTCCGTACTATTTGTGGATGGGAGTCAAAGCGGCAACCGGTGAAACACTTTTGCAAGCTGTACAGGCATGTCGTGTTGCTTCACCGGCATGGTATGCAGTTACCGTACCCGCTGCCGCAGATTCCGACAATCAGGCGATAGCATCATGGGCGCAAACTGCATCCCCGCGAACCTATCTTTTCTTTCAGACTGCTACTCCAGCGGTATTAACCGGAACCGGCGATATTTTCAGTGCGCTAAAAGCATTGACTCTTAATCGGTATATTGGTGTTTACACCACAACGCAAACTGGTGCCGCACCTAGTAACGCGTATCTCTCTGCCGCTTTGATGGGTGTTGCGATGGGACGCAACACCGGGCTTGCCGGAAGTTATTTCATTCTTCCGTTCAAGAACCTTATTGGCATGACTGTTGAACCGGTTACTGCATCCCAGTTCAGCATTATTTCTGGCAACAATGGCAACGTGTACGCGAGTTACGCCAATACCTACAACAGTCTTTCGCCGGGTAAGACAGGGACCGGTGAATACTTCGATCAGATTTTGGGCATAGACATGCTCTGCTCTGATTTGCAGTACGGCTTGACTAACATTCTCTATCAGTTTCCAGCGGTACCACAAACCGATGAAGGGCAGTCGATTTTGCTTCATGGCGCGAACGTTGCTTGCAGTCAGTCCGTGAATCGTGGTTGGTTGTCTTCGGGCGTTTGGAGCGGTCAAACCATTCTTAAATTAGCAGCGGGAATGGTGGTGCCGGGTTATTTGAATCAATCGCCAACCTATGCATCAGTTGCTAAACCTGCAAACCGGGCAGCGGTACCAATCTATTGTGCCGTGATTCTGACGGCAGGAGTTCAATCTGTTTTGATTGGCGTCTACGTTCAGGAGTAAAACATGGCAACTTCGCTTGCGAATTTGAATCCTATTAGTCAGTTTTCCGGTGTTTTCAAAGGTGTTGCCACAACTTACAGCTTCAAGGATTTGACCGGTGCCATGACTTCACCGCTTGCCGGTGTCATGGTATTTGCCGGAACGATTGGTGAAGGCAAGGTCACGGTCGAATACATCACTGAACACGGTGCGTCTGAAACGGCTGCTGACGGCACTGTGTTGCCTGTTTTTGTTGCTGGCAGATCAGGACGCCTCACGATTGAGTGTTTGCAAACCAGCATTTTGCATAAATTCCTTGTGTTCTGGCATAACTTGCATGAGCAAAAGTGCAATGCCGCTGATATTAGTCAGTGGGCATCATCTGCCCTTCTGTTACGCAATACGCTGGACGGCACGTCTCACGAAGCATTGGGCGTCTTTCCTACAAAGATTCCCGATAAGGCATATGCAGCGCAACCAACGATGATCACATGGACGCTGCTAGCTTGTCATTTGAAAACCCTGTAAACAATTGAAGGTGATTGCATGGACGGTGATACGAGGGACATTGTTGTCGGTGGTAGCCGATATCAAATCAAACGAATGGATGCGGCGGTTGGATCATGGCTGTTGTTTAAGTTAATTGATTCTCTCCGCAAGTTGTTTTCGCAAAACTCAACCGAACCGGATGTGAAGGTTGAAGAGGAAAGTGATTTAACAAAGAGGGAAGGTGCTACACGCGCCTTGATTCAAGGGATGCTAATGACTCTTGACCGGGACTTGTTTGAACAAGTGCAGCGCGAAGCACTCAAGGTCGTTGGACAGTATGCGATGGTCGGAGAGAAAGAGGTTGTTTTGCCGGTTATGATGCCCAATGGCAACTTTGCAACTCCTGCATTGAAAAGTGACATTGTGACCGTTGTCATGCTTACATCACATTCGTTGTACTTCAATCTCTCCCCTTTTTTCTTAACCGGAGGATTCGACAACATTCTGACACTGGAAGCTGCGAATTAATTCCGTTTCCAAGCATCGATGTTTTTCTCTATCGTCCGGTGATTGAAGGGATGTGGAAACAGAAAGAGGCAACGGACGGTACGTACAACTTCCATGATTTGCTGGTTGCACATGAGATATTGGATGTTACACAAGTCAATAAGAATGTGGTTAGCGAATGGCTAAAGAAACGGCGGGAGTAGCGTTATGGCCGATACCAAGTCCCTCAAGAGCTACCTCATATCTTTAGGCTTCGCAGTAAACAACTCCCAACTCCAGCAATTCAATAACGCAATGAAATCTGCCTCAACATCAGTTGAGGACCACACAAACAAGTGGATAGGTAAGTTCGCTAAAGCCTATGCCGCTGGTGTAGGTGTGTTTGCTGCTATTGGTACAGCAGCGATTACGGCAGCGGACAAAGTAGCGATGGCTGATCAGAAGTACCGTCTTTGGGGCGAACACATGTTCATGGACGTACAACATGCCCGTGAACTGAAACTTATGACGGAAACTCTAGGCGCAACTCTTGGCGAGATTATGCATGATCCTGAATTACGTGATCGTGGCAGAGAGTTGCTTGGCAGCTTTGGTATCATGGAGAAGCAACTAAAAACAATTGGCTTTGAGCGCACGATGGTGCAAATAAGAGACGTGCGTCTTGAGATTCAGAGATTAGGACTAGAGGGTCAATATTTTCTGATGAATGTTGTTGCCAAAGTGTTCAAGGCGCTAGGTGGGCAGAACCTTGCAGCTAAATTAAAAACGTTCAACGATTACATAGTCGCTCACATTCCGTTGTGGTCGGACATGTTCACAACCTACATTACACCAATTCTAAAAGACACTGAAGCTGTGTTAGGCAGCGTTTGGGATATCTTCAAAGGTCTAGCTCTGGATTTCACAAACTTAATTGGATTGCTTTCCGGTAACAATGCTTTGGAGAGTACGACACTTGATTTTCATAAGTTTGCCGAAGCCGTCAAGCAGGTTGTTCATTGGTTGGCGTTATTGCTTGAAACTATTGATTGGGTGATCCAGAAGATCGTCTCACATCCAAGGATTTTTGGTGCTCTCGCCGGTGGTGTAGCTGGTGGCGCGGGTGGCGGGGCGCTAGGTACGGCCATAGGTGGCGCGATTGGTGGCGTACCCGGTGCGGCTGTTGGTGGTGCTATAGGCACAACGATTGGTGTGGTGGGTGGCGCGGGTTTGGGTGTCGGGGTTGGTTCGATGGTGGAGAACGCGTCCAAGGGTGGTCCTACGGGCGCGGATGCCTTAAAAGAATTGGCGACGAAGCCTAGATTCACGTTTCAAAATCCGTTCAGAGGAACGCCAACTAAACCTACAGCAACCGGGGCTGTTGACAAGCATCAAATGGCGTTGCTAGCGGCTGATGCAGGGAAGAGATTGGGTATCCCTGCCGAGTGGGTTTATGGGCAATGGGCGCACGAAACGAACGATTTTACCTACGGTCCAGCGATTGCGCGGCAGAACTTCGGTGGTTTGAAAACGCCTGATCTAAAGAGCTATCGCGTGTTTCCAAACGCTCAAGCCTACGAGGATTATTGGGTTAAGTACATTGCTCGAAAGTTTCCGGCAGCGGTTGGAGCAAAGAGTCTTCACGAATACCTTACCGATTTGAAACAGGGTTCCGGTGGACAGTATTTTGAAGACAACTTAGCTAAGTACGAAGCCGACACGATGAGACGTTCTGCCGGGTATAGCAAAGCTGCTGGTGTAGGCAGCGGTCCGACAATTAATATCGCGCAAGTGAATGTTATGCAACCGAGTGCAGATTTGCAGACCGTTCTAAAGAAAATTAAAGATGCAACCGCTCAAGATGATGCGATGAAGTTGCACATGAATCTTGCTGAAATGCGGGGGTGGTAATGGGCGGATTCATAACTAATCTTCCAACGGTGTTTGGTGCAAATCTTCCAAATCCTCTTGATTTGGTTCAGAAGTACTATCCTCCGAATTGGACTGATCAGAAGGCGTTGTATGCCATAACGTATCAAGGTGGTGCACAGTCGCAAGATCGTCCCAGTATCATCGATGGACCGGGATACAACAATCAGACTGACACTTACATGTTTGTGTTTGATGGCATTAGGAGAGCACATCACCGGCAGACCGCGACACCTACAACGCATCCTGTTCAAGCTGGATACAACATCACTGATCATGTGATCTTGCAGCCGTCAACGCTTCAACTTGAAGTGCTGATGACGGATGCACTGGCAATGTATGCGATGGCTGGATTCAAAAAGATGTGGTCCGATGATCGATCAAAAAGTGTTGCGGCTTATCAGCGCATGAAAATACTCATGGCAAAACGAATTGTCATGACCGTAAACACTCGCTTGAATGTCTACAACAACATGATTTTGGTTGATATCGCATCGGAGGATTCAGCGAGAACGTATTTCGGTGGTTTGTTTATGACGTTGCAGTTTCAGGAAATCTTTGTAGCTGATGTTGCGACAACTACCAATGCAGTTAGATTGCAGTCATACGGTGAAACTCAATTAGGAGATGTGCAAACTCAGACACCAGATCAAACAACTATCGATCAACACAAGATAGACCCGATTCAAGCTATTACAGGTATTCCCGCTGCCGGATTGTGGGATTCAGTACGCATAGGCATTGAGGATGGTTTATCGGGTGTGTTTCCAACCTTACCGCTTCCGTTTAAGAAAAAGTCATGGATCAGATCGTACCGCTAACTACAGCACCGAATCAGACGTTCCCGGTGAACTTGGCTATCAACGGGGCGCAATTAACCTTGTATCTGTCTCTTTCGTTCAATGAGATGGCCGGATATTGGGTAATGCTGATTGCTGATCAGAACCGCAATGTTCTTCTAACTGATATTCCGCTGTTGACCGGTGCTTATCCGGCAGCGAACATTCTTAATCAATACGGGTACATGGAAATTGGAGATGCCTATGTGCTCAATGTTGGAAGCGTTGTCGATGCTGACTACCCAAATGCATTTGAGTTAGGAACACAATTCATATTGCTGTGGGGTGATAATGTCTAGCACACCGCAAACTGTGCAATCGCTCTCGCAAACTAAACGCTTCGGGCGCACGTGGAGAGTTGAAATCAACACGGCTGTGAAGCAACCGAACGCTGAAGTTGTTCAAGAACAAGTAATCACATTTGGTTCTGAAGGCGTGAACGCGTGGCAACCGGAGCAATTGCACGTTCAGTTTGAAGTTAATACAGTGGCGATAACTTCTTTGTGGTTTGCTAATATCGTCATTTACAATCTAAATCGTCCAACACTGCAAAAGATGATTAAGTACGGTATGACCGTCAAGCTATTCGCCGGGTATCAATCCGATCAACAGCCGGGGCAAATTTACGAAGGAACGATCTTTCAGCCGATATGGGAAAGAGAAGGTGGAATCAATCTAAAATTGACGTTGCGGTGTCTAACCGGGCATCTGGTGGCCGGTGATTTTAACTATGCGTGGACAACTGTTTCAGGCTATAACTCAATTCGGAACATTGTTGCTGCAATGGCTGCTGGCAGCAAGTACACATTCAAGGTCACGATGGACCCTGAAGTTTATGCAAACGCTGATCCTATTACCAGAGCTACGGCATTCTTCGGGCAACCGGATGAGATGGCGCGGTATATGGCTTCGACAACCAATAGCTTGATGTGGTGGAAGAATGAAGAATTGGTTATGAAAAGTTTGCAGTCAAGCACATTGGTAGAAGAACTTGAATACGACGAAAACAACGGATTGATAGATGTACCAGAGATGATGGAAAACGGTGTTACTGTCAGAGTGTTGCTTGATTCAAGGGCAAAGTTATTGATGCAACTAAAGCTTGCGCCAAGCGTTGTTATTCGGCAACAGCAATTCACTCCTAATCTTGACTCCGATCAAAAAGATTACCCCACCATGTTAGACATTGGTGGAGAGTACACAATCGCTAAGGTTACTCATGTCGGGGATACCAGAGGGAACGACTGGTATACGGAAATGACTGGGATGATCAAGAACGCTAACCTGTTGGGTTTGATAATGCAGATATGAGCACAAACGTCTATACCGGAACTTCGACACTCGCTGAACGTGTTCATATGCAGAGTCTCATTTACAAGACTCTGATAAAGCGTATTGCTCAAAACACACGTTGCGGGTTGCCAGGAATCATCAAATCGTTTGACCCAGTGAAGCAGTATGCAAGTGTGCAACTGGCAATCATGGAGCATGTTCACTTACCGGACGGAACTAAACTACCGGTTGAATTGCCGCTGCTTCATGATGTGTTAGTGCTGTTTCCCGGTGATCACGATTGGTGTTTGACATTTCCTAATTTAATCGGATGCGAGTGCTACGTATGCTTTGCTGACATGTGCGTGAACGCATGGTCAACATATGGCTTTGCAACTGATGCTAATGGTAAGACAATTGGCCGTAAACAGGAACTAGAACACCGACACGATCTATCAGATGGGTTTGCAATTCTTGCTCCGCGAAGTCAACCGCTCACAATTCCTAGCTTTTCCACGTCCGCTGTGCAGCTAAGAAACATGGCAGGTAACGTTGCTATATCGATGACCGCTACCCAGATTCAAATTAACATGCAAGGTCAGTCGATCACTATTAGTCCAAGTGGTATCGTTGTGCAGGGTAACTTAACGGTAAATGGAACCTTGACCACAACCGGCAATGCAACAATTAACGGTAAGTCCTTCGCTGCCCATGTGCATAGCGGTGTGCAGTCGGGCGGCAGTAACACCGGACCTTTGGTATGAGTACAGCAGTCACACCAACGATTTCAGTTCGCAAGCTGGACGCGCACCATGACCCGATATACGGGAATGGTCTACAGGATTTTTACACTGATTTGTACGCTGTTGCTCAATTGATTGACACATCGTTGCTGTTGTTGCAAGGCGAGTGGTGGGAGAACCTAGATGCCGGGTTGCCGCTGTTTCAACAGATCGTTGGTGTTGCTGGTGTAGGCAATAACCCTCAAATTGCTGGATTGCTAATTCAGCAAGTGATAATGTCAGTTCCGTATGTGACCGGGATCGGAAACGTTGCTATTGGTTATGACTCAAAATCAAGAACGTTCACATATGTGTGTACTACCTACACGCAATTTGGGACATTGCAGACTCAATTCGTACCGGGAGATTCGGCAACGATACCCGTTCAAACAAGGTGATTGAATGTCTTACTTTGCTCCATATGTCGATGCAACCGGGTTGCACACTCCCTTGTATCAGGACATAAGGGACTATCTTGTCACTCAGTACACCGGCATATACGGGCAATCTGTTACACAAAACATCAGCACTACGGACATTCAAAGCATTGCCGTCTTCGCTTTGATGGCAAACGATCTAATGCAACTTGCACAAGCCGTGTTCAATGGCATGAGTCCGATGACGGCAATTGGTGTGCAGCAAGACTCGCTCTATAAATTAAATGGTATTGCGCGACTAGGCGCTACGTTTTCAACTGTGACTTTGACAGTTACGGGTGCTCCAAACACTCAAATGAACAACAGGATAGCTCAAGATGCTAACGGTAATCTCTGGGATTTACTTGCTTCATTTCAAATCCCCGCTGGTGGAACAATCAACGTTGGAGCAACATGTGAAACACCGGGGCAGATCACGGCAGGTATCAACACGATCACAGTCAGGCAGAATCCTATTCAGGGGTGGACGACGGTCACGAACCCCGCCGCTGCCGCGCCCGGTACGCCTGTTGAAGCTGATTCGGCTTTCAGGCAGAGACAGACACTTAGCGTGGTCCTTCCATCGCAGACGCTTGTGAATGGCACCATAGCAGGGATAGCAGCCGTTCCGGGCGTCACACGCTATGGAACTGTGGGGGTCGAGAATCCTACCGGTGTAACGGACAGCTACGGCAATCCTCCGCACTCGATTAGCATGGTTGTCGAAGGTGGTTTGGATGCCGCTGTAGCCAACGCTATTTACTTAAATAAGACTCCCGGTTGCTTGACCAACGGAACAACCACGGTACCGGTGACGGACCCCAATACCGGGCAGATCATGAACATTAGTTTCTTCCGTCCTACCTATGTGCCAATATTCGTGACATGCGTTACGACCCACCTTGCCGGGTACACCACTGCGACGACCACAGCAATTCAAGCCGCGATGGTAAGTTACTTAAACAAATTGCAGATAGGAGAACTTCTAACTATTTCTGCTCTGTACGGTGCCGCGTTATCCGTTATGCCTGATTTAACTCAACCGATGTTTTCAATTACAAGCATGAAAGCTGGTACGGCAAGTGGCAGTCAAGGTACAACGGACATTCCGATTCTATTCAATCAAGTCTGTCAAGGCATTGCGGCAAATGTGACGGTGAGTTGATGAAGACGCGACTCACACCGGTAGCTTGCCCGGTCCCGATACTGCAAATGAAGCAGAACATGCAGTATTACCTTGCCTTGTTCGCATCGCAATATCAAATGTCGCCAAACTTGAAGGCATGGCAGCAAGCGTTAATGCAGCCGATTGATGACTTGGCTACCTGCATTCAGGGATTCAACGGTAACTACGATATTGATTGTGCGGTTGGCATTCAGCTTGACGTACTGGGCCAATTGTTGGGTGTGTCCAGACATGTGCCGTTTCAACCGTCCAATGGTGTATCACCAATACTCGATGATGCTACCTACAGAGTCTTGCTGTACGCGACTAGAGCTAATGATAATTGGGATGGCAAACTGTCATCGATCTATTCGACGATGCAAGGCATTTTTCAAACAGGCTCAATCATACTTACTGACAATCAGAACATGACCGCATCGGTCACGACAACCGGAACCCTTAGCTCCATCATCACTGATTTAATTAATAACGGCATGATCGTTCCCCGTCCAGAAGGGGTGCAATACAACTATCAGACCGGGCAGGTTGGACCGTTGTTTGGCTTTGATGAAAACAACGTTAATGTAAGCGGATTTGATACTGGAAATTGGGCGGCGGCAAATTCAAGTGTACCGGCACCTTTGATGCTGCAAGCGAAGTCGTTTTCAACTGCCACTGTTCCGACACTTGCATTTAATAGCAACGTCACCAAAGGAAACATCCTAGTCGTGGCATTCAGCAGTATTAGTGCCACCGCTCCAACATCGATCACTGATACAGTTGGAACTGTCTATACCATTGCCTCACAATCAACGGGTAGTTCGTTAAATACTATCTGGATATACACTGGCACAGCGGCAGCATCGGGTGCGAATACGGTTACTGTAAATGGGTATAGTGGTGGAACCCGCAGTGTCTCTATTGCTGAGTTTTCCAATCTTTCAACTACCCTTGTTGGTACGGCACAAGTTGTAGCCAGTGCTACTGCTCAAAGCAGCATATCTGTTTCGATTACTTCGGCGGCACCAGCAGTGTTGGTCTATGCTAACTCAACTACAACTGCAACTACCACGTTTACGACAATTGGTGGAGTGCTAGCTTCGCAAGCAAACGGTGCTGGTGCCATAACTCTTGGCTATGGTGTTCAAGTGAATGCCGGGGCGCTCACGGTGGGGGCAACGTTCAATGCTGCTGTTGCTAATGCGCCGATGGTTGCTATAGCTCTGAGAAAGCCATAATGCGAGTGGCAAAGTTGTTGGTGAACTTGTCATCAAAATCTAAAGGTGGTTTTTCGGTAGCACCGATATCGTATAGAATACTTTCCGCAATGTTTATGTAACGAGCGTAATCAAGATCATCAGGAAACGTTTCGGGTAGCTCCATCAGCGGCATTGCGCCGATTGTGTTCGCAACTCTGTTTCCACTGGTGAGGTAATTGATTTCCCCCTTCGCTTTTGTGGAATAATACCAGCGAATTGTTTTGCCAAGAGGGACACCGCTCTTGACACCACCACCCTTGACGTTGCGAACGAACACGAAGCGGCGAATATCGTTGCACCCATAGATGGTGTCTTTCAGTGGTGTTTTCTTAGTTAAGAAAGCCTTTGCCGCGTCTCCGCAAATAAACGCTTCCGGGTTTCGCGCAAGCGGGGAATCCCCGGCTGATCCTCGTTCACTGTAGGCACCTTTGACTTTTACTTCACCATCCATCTTCACGCCAACGTAGTTGTTCACGTCACGCGCATACACCGCTTGATACTGTGTTTCTTCTGTGGCAAACCCTGTTTCCTTTTCCCAATATTCGATGATTTGGTGCATGAGTGTGACGTGTTCGCACTCGCAGTAAATCAAGACTCCATCGGTGTTGGCTGACTTCACACGCACGAAGTTGTCACCGTATGTGTTCAGCATGTCGATCAGTTGCAAGAGGAATAATTGACCGCTGATCGTAACTTGAATCAAGAGTTCTGGCGAGTAAAGAAACGACCACTGACTACCTAACTTGCCAAAGATTCCGTTGACGCAAATCTTTAGAGCATTGCTTGTTACTTTGTCGCCGGTCCTTTTGGCTGTTAGTCTTCGCTGAACCAGATCGTTGTAGACTTCAAGAAACGACGTTCCCAAGTGTCGCGGGAATAGTCTTTGATTAAGAATAATAGAAGGGTAATAACTGGCAACGTCACGATCAAACAACAACATGCCACCTTCAGTTTTGAGTCCCTTGCGCTTTTCTGAACTGTGCAATCCGCCGATTCCAATTCTGTACACATTGTTTCCAAATTCAATTTGTTTCTTGCTGATGGCATCTGGGATTTTGACCTTTCCATCATCGTCAATGTAGAAGGATGTGTTAGCGATGGTTTCGCCTAGTTCTTGCAATATTGGAGAATGAAATTTTAAGTTGTCGGGCCACTGGTAGTAGAACCATGTTTTGTGATCCAACGAACGAGCGGGTCTGACTCCGGTGCGCCGTTCCAGTTCTTTGCCTACAACAGCTTCGGCTAGTTGAGCATCGGACTTGGAGCGCAAATCGATGTTGTAGACGTTGGACATTGAATAGCGCAGTTCAAGTTGAGGCTTGAGAAAGTTAAACAAGAGTTCCGTGTTGTCCACATCGTTCAGGCAGTAGTCTTTGACAATTAACTTTTGGTCTGAGGTTAGAGTCTGATCATCTGGAATGGGCATATCCTGCATTCGTTTGCAGTGCAGCCGTCCTGAGTACAGCTTGAGAGACGTGTAACCGAGTGGGCATACTTCAAGTAAGTCGATAGAGTTGCACTGAATGAATTTGAACTTGTACATCTGTTCAATTTGATATGGGAACATTTTGCCGATGATGATTTTGTTGGACAGTTCTTTCAAATCCTCAATGCTGTATTTGAAAGTGGCATGGGCCATTGTCAACATCGGGATATCGTATCCACGTAAATTGAAACCAATGATCAGGAAACGCTGAAGAATCCACATCAGCTTTCCTTCACGACCGAACGGCCATTCAAATGTTAGGTACTTGCCGGTGTCGCAATGCTTGATACAAACAAGGTGATAATTGATGTAGGTTTCCGTATCGAGGATCATGACAGAACCC